GAAGAAGAAGAAGGCACGAAAGCCCAAAGGACCCAGAAAGCCCGCAGGCAGACCGTTTGGAGCGGTATATAAGACCGGGTTAAACCGTGATATACCAATGGGCGGAGCCGGAGGCAGCCAGAACTTAATCGCCAATTTACTCGCATCAAAGCAGGCACAACCTGCTGCACAACCGCCGCAGGTTATTCAAACGCCCGACCAATTCAAACTCGCCCAGGATATCAAAGCAATTCGTGCCGAACAAGCCATATTTGCAGACGAGCAAAAAAGACTTCAAAAGTACCCGATTTACTTACCAGGAGATAAGTTAGGTAAAGAGATGCCAATGGATAAGCTGATGGAGCAGGAAATAGAAGAGGATTTGCAGAAAATTAAGTCAGCCGGCGGGTCAAGACGAGGACCACGAGGACCGTATAAGAAAGGAGGACTTACTGCCGAGCAGGCAGAGGAAGCACCCAAAGAAATCTTTAAAGCGTCACCAAATTTAAGTAAGTTGTCCGGAGAAGAGCAGGCTGACATTGCAGCAGGAGCGGCAAGAGCAGCAATGCAGGCACACGAAGAAGCAGGCGCAAAGCTACCAGCCGAGGCAAAGAAGGCGCCCGGAAAAGTGCAGAGCGACGCATTTGGCGGACACAAGAAAGGTAAGCGTGGAGCAGGAGGTAAGGCAACCGGAGAATTGGCAGAGAAAGGCGAAAATGCGGAACCAGAATTGAAGGAATAAATAAGATAATCATTTAGAGATAAAACGGCTATATAATTATCTAATACAAGTATATAGAATGGATACCAAATTTATGGACTCATTGAAGCAAACGCTTACCGACCAAAATCTCTCACAGAAGACGATAGAGATGTACTTAATTAAGTTACGTATATTAAACGACAACAAGCCGTTTGACAGTTTAGCGTTCTTAAAGGCGAAGCCCACAATCAAATCAAAGTTGGAAGCAATTGCAAACGACAATACACGTAAGAGTTACGTGGCGAGCATCGTGGCAATTTTGAACCGGCAGAAAGGTAAGATGTGGGAGGGAATCAACAATTATTACCGTGTTCTGTTTGCCAAGGAACGCAGCATTTTTGCAGAGAAGCCAGTGCATCAAAAGACCGAGACACAGAAAGAAAATTGGTTATCGTGGGACCAAGTGAAAGAAGTATTTGAAAAACTCAAAGACAAGGCGGAAGATGTAGCCAAGAAGCCACGTATGTCTAACGCCGACCGTAAGGTCATTGAGAATTATATGATACTCGCACTGTACGTGTTGCAGCCGCCCCGCCGTAACGATTGGTATTATACCGTGATTGGTAAGGGCGACAACGACAAGAAGAACTACGTCGATATCAAGGAAGGTAAGTATTATTTCAACAACTTCAAGACTGCCAAGTCAGGTAAGGAAGTGATTAACGTACCGGACGAAATTATGCCTGTGCTGAAATGGTACATCAAGCAAATGAACTTAAACGAAGGCGACTACTTATTGTTCCCTGACGACGATGCACGCACAAACAGCAACCGTATGACCAAGTCACTGAACAGCATACTCGGTAAGAAAGTGGGAGCTTCTATGTTGCGTCACATATATTTATCCAACAAGTACGGTAAGGTATTGAACGAGCAAGAAGACGATGCCGAGTTTATGGCGCATTCAGTGGGAACTGCGAAAACCTACATCAAAGATGAATAGGATAAATGAAATTCATATATACCATCAGGATAAATGGTATATATAACAGGATAAATCAAATAAATAACTGGAAATATCATTCAAATATGTGATATACAGCTTAAAATTTAAATTTTATAGTGGAATTCATATATTTATATGATAATTCCTGTTTTTAGTTTGATTTATCCAATTATACAGTCATATTATCCTGTCCTGGATATATCAAAACGATATATTCTATCAGCATATATCATTTTGTGGGTTATCTTCCGTTGTTGGTTACCTTCATCAACCATATCTTCCATTCCAAATCTGTTATCTCCTGCTGCCGCTGCTTAATCCGTCCCATAATTGTTAGGCAGCCACGATGTGCAGTGCTGAATATAACTTCGTTCAATCCGTTAATCATTACATATCGTTTTGTATGTTTGAACTTTCCGCCGCATATTGTGCAGCAACCGTCATCGCCGTTATCGATTATTCTTATGTTCTCGTTGTCTCGTCTGGGTAAGCACATCTTTTATCCTATACATTATACTACGATAATAATATTACCATAATAAATAATACGATAGATAGGCGGGCGTATATTTGGCAGCATCAGCCCACTTTGCGTTCCGTTGCCTAAACTTCCGGCGCCGTTCCTCATCTTTGTGTTTTGTAAAATCTTCCATACCTGCTGCGCCAAAATGAACCATCTTACCGTCAGGGCTTTGAACCATATATTTACTCGCCTTACGTGTAGATGGCAATACCTTACCGACGTCATATTTATCCGCCATACGCTGTACAACCTTAATATTGGAATAATCTGCTAAACTCATTATACAATACATACATATTATTTACGTGTGAAATTGCTGATAGAATGCGCACGTAATGTATCGAGCACTTTCTTCACGCCATAACCAAATGCACGTCCCACAAATGTCTTCTTCAATAGTGGTGTAGCAAGTTTAAGCACGTGGTCTGCAATACTGGGCTTCTTCTTACTTTCATATATCTTCTGCTTACCTATCAGGTTCTTCTCCACGTGTTCGCTAATCGCATCGCCTTTTACTCTGTGATGTGTGCTTTTCTTCATCAGTTCGTCTCTCACTTCTGCCGTAACACTGGGCGGCTTTTGTAGTGCAGAACTACCGGAGTTAAATGTGTGTAATTCTTTTACATTATCACGCACATACTTATTGGTTGCCATTGCATGCGCCGCAGTACTTCCTCCAAGAGAATGCGCCGCTAAATATACATCGTAGTCTGGCGTTTCCTTTTTGAGTTTCTTAATGATTTGTTCCGTCTGCTTCGTACGACGGTTGTGCATTCTGTCGGCTTCCTTATTGCCCAACGCAATATTCAAATCTGCACGCACGTCCTTACGTGCAGTGTTTGGATTGGACAAATCAGTGCCTTTGTGAGCTATGATATAATGAGGTTTTTCTTTGTGCTTAAATGTGGAAATCTCGGGATTGCTGTACGCATCTAATTTAGTATAAGCCATCGGTGGGACATCTCCGTAAGATGCTTCGGCGGCAGCGGCTAAATCGCTGGTACTGGGTGGCGAACTGGTTGGTGTATTCTCGGTATCGTCCATATTATAATATCTACATATATTAAAATAATGGACTACACTCAAACAAATGTTCTATCTATGACCGGCGGGACCGACTTCGCTACAATTGCTGACCTGGCTAACTATGTGGATTTAACCACTAACCAAACCATAACAAGCGGTATTAAATCATTTACTGCATTACCACAATCATCGGCTACGCCGACTATCGCAAATCAACTCGTGAATAAAAATTACGTTGATGGGAATTTTGTCACACTTACGACGGGCCAAACCATTACTGGCGCAAAGACATTCAATGTGAATGTTAAATTAAACAACACAAGGCAACTTATTTTCGGGACTTCCTCCGCCGCTAATATTAATTATACAATACCGAATTTGTATTATGATATTACTGGTGGCGGACACTACTTTTTTATCGGTGGTTCGCCAAACTTATACATTGATACAGATGGAGTGAATATTGAAAGCGGTAAGCGTATTTATTTCAATGGTAAGCGGTGTTCGATTCGTGATAGTGGGACGCAACTCATTAGTGATGTGCCGACGAATAACAGCCACTCTTTTAGAGTTAATAATGTTGAAAAGTTCAAAATAAGCACTGATGCAAACGGGACGATACTCACGTTTCCGTCAGGGATTGTTATGCGTGAATATTCAAGTTTTAATTGGTTCCTGCACGAAATACCTTTTGGGTTTCAATATAAGTGGGATATTGACGGCGATACGAAGTTGGAGGTAGAACCGAGCGAAATCCGTACCTCTGTGAGAATTAATATGAAAAATGATTCTCGTGTGACGTGGTGGGAAGGCTATACCAACGAAGCGTATTTAGTGAAAAATACAACCACGAGCACATTTGATTACGCTGTCGCTACTGGCTATAAACATAAATTTATGATTAACTCTGTGGAACAATTAAATTTAGATGCGACCAATGGAGCGACTTTTGCGGGTGATATTAGAATGAAAATATTTAACAACTTTTATCCCGATGATGCTTTCACGGGTGGGTTCTTAACGGGTGATAATGGTGGCGGTTTTTCATTTAATGCTGATGTGGGAGCGGGTTTTAATTTTTATTGCAACACAATCCCGTCATTTACGATAGAAAGCACAAAGGTAATAGTTCCAAGCAATAACGTTCTACAATTGGGTATTACTGGTTCATCTATTGGATATTCATCGTCATTGAATGAAATACAATACAAAGTCCCGACTGGAAAGATACACAATTTTCAGGTGAATGGAACGCAGGTTTTGACTTTGGGCGATAGTGCTTACGGCTTACGAAGCGAGAACAATGTGTTTATATTAAATAACAAGTGGTTATATTTGGACGCTTTTAATGATGGGATACAATGCGACGCATCGGGTAATATGAATTATCGGGCATTAGCAACAGCCAAGCATAAAATGTTTATTGGAGCGGGTGAAATATGTAGTGTAGGTGCTGGTGGGCTACAAATGGGCGTATCTACATTACCCACAGCGTTTCCAAGAATATATACCGATTATACACAAGCCAATAACATATTTGGAGACGGAGCAAGTCAAATTTATACGTGTGGTGGAACGGGAGTTCATATGTTTAGAAGAGGAACAACAGATATAGCATTCTTAAATCAAAACGGTTTAAATTTGATTACTAATTCGGCGGGATTATATTTGGGAGCATCAAACCTATTTACAATTCAACACGACCCGGGCGGAACAGCGGGGCAATATTTAGTTCCTACTGGTTGGGTGCATAACTTTCAAGTGGGAGGTGTGGGAGTAGCACAAATTAGGAGTTCGGGTTTTTCATCATTCCAAAACAACACAGCATTACGATTGGGAGGCACGAGCCAAATAGAAATTAAACACGATACGGCAACATCACAAATTCAATATAAATCTGTTGGCGCATATTCGCATATGTTCTATCTCAATAACACTGATTTATTTTATGAGATGCGTAGTGACACGTTCCGTGCGTTAAGGGGCTATCAAAATAAATTAGGTGCGAATGGTTCCTATGTATCAAACAACTTCAATTTTTCGTGGTCCAATCCCGTGGGCGGAGCATTGTCAGTTTGGATTGATACGACCCGCCTCGGTAATATGAGCATAGTCAGTGATTATCGTTTAAAAGAAAATATAGTTCCCGCCCGTCCCGTATTAGAGCGCCTATGCAAAATAAAGATGATTGAATATGAGTTCAAAGACATCAGTATATTTAAAAAATGCGGACGAAGCCACGGATTTATTGCGCACGAGGTTCAAGAGTTGTTTCCCGAATTAAGTAGTATAATTCACGGCGAAAAAGATGCGCTGACGGACGATGGGTTGATACAGCCACAATCGGTGGGTGGTGAGATGACCAATTTATATTTATCCGCAATACAAGAACTCAACGTCAAATGTGAAACGCAAAAGGCGCAGATAGAAACGCAACAGACACAGATGGAAGCGATGCAAAAACAAATCGATGGTTTGGTTCTGGCGCTGTCCAAGATTGTGTCGCCTTAATGTATATGCCGCCAAAGAAGAAGCCCAATTTGCAGCAGCAGAAAACCAAGAAGCGAGAACAGGACTTAATCAAACTCAACGAGAAAGCCGACGCATTTAGGGAAAAGTTGCGAGAACAAAAGTGTGGGGCGGCGCTGGATAAAATAGCTGGAAATACTGATATAAATAAATGTGTGTATAGTATATAAATAAATGCCATCTCCAACATATCAACAGAACAAAGCACACATATATAAATGGCGTGCGCAGAATATAGCACGGACCCGGGAAGTGAATCGCAATTCACAAAGAAAGTACGAGGCATGGAGGAGGATATCCAAGACTTTTTTGGGCATTCTTATTTAGGCGTTTTTCTATTTAGGAATTATTACATTAATGTAAAAAATTGAATTAATGTAATTAAAAAGAATATAGACAAATAATATCTATACTCATTATATAGAAATGGAAATCATTCGTACTCTAATCTCACAAAAGTTTGCGCTGTTCAATGTTGGAAAGGACAAGAAGCCGGTTAATCGTTATGGTAATGGTATGAGTAGTTGGAGTGAATTATCCGTAGATGCATTGAAGCGAGAACATAATATGGAATCTAATCTCTGGGGAATGCGAATGGGTAAGCAGGAAAATGGTCGATACATTATGACGTTAGATTTTGACTGCTGTGGTGAGGCAGATAAAACAACCGGCGAACGTATGGGTTGTTCATACACTAAACGTAAATTGGACGAGTATGCCAACATTGTGGATAAGCACGACGGTTGGTATTGTAGTTCTACGAAAGGCAATGCCAATGTGCTGATTGATTATACCAATGTACCTGAAATCATTAGTAAGGTAGAACAGGTTGGCAGCAAGATTAAAATCGGCGAGTTAGAGGTGCTTATGGGTAACAAGCATCAGCAGGTTATTCCGCCATCTATAACCACGTGCAAAATTCAACAAAAGGCGTGTCAGGCACGTGCATTTAAAAACGACGAACCGTTCTACGTACTAACCGAGGATTCGCCGGTCTATCCGTTTATATTGGGACTTTTTGCAGAATATAGTGCGTCTAAACAAAAGTCGCCAAAACCAACCGTGCCAAAACAGAAGTTGGAAAATAAAAAGGAGGAAACGAAACCGGTTATGGATACCGACGATAAATGGGTGCAGTTGTTATACAACGTGATTGGGAACGAAATAATCAATGGGAAGTTTGCAGTTAGTTTTAAGAACTGGTTCCACATTGCAGGTATCTTAAAGACCAACGGTTACGATAAGACCGTGTTAATGGACTGGACTAAAATCGCAGAAAAAGACAAGAGCAAGTTAGCCGACGCAAGCAATACCTGGGACGCCATTGCATCTAATAAGACGTTTCCGTTGGCAGGATTAAAAGCAATTGCCAAGGAGGTAAATCACGCCGGTTACAGCGAATGGCGTATAAAGCACGATGAATATTTGCCGTTAGAAATATTGGCGAGAGGCGAGAATGACACAGCCAAATATATTGCTGACCAACTACGCCGTGACCTTATATTCTGCAACGGTAAATGGTTTATGTTTGATGAAAAGATTAGTTTGTGGCGTGCCATTAAAAAGCCGCATTCTATCATTATATCACACGTTCAAGACAGAATTGACGAAAGCTGTACGGTGATGTCTGCAATGAAAGAAAGGACTCCTGATGAAACTAAAAAGAAGGACTTTGAGGATAGCATCAAGAAGTACAAGGCATTTTACAAGGACGTCGGTAAAGGTGCATTTACCGCCCAACTCATTAACATTTTAGAGACCGAATTGTATGATAGTTCTTTTGAAAGCACATTGGATTTGCAGCCGTATAAGATGGCATATAAGAATGGCATACTGGATTTGAAGACATTGAAGTTTAGACACGGATTATATTCTACCGACTTATTAACGCAGACAATCCCATACAATTATGAAAAGGCGAATCCGGACGATGTTGAGTTTGTACGTCACGAGATGTTAAAAATTTGCAATATGAAGCCTGAACATTTGGAGTTCTACTTATCAAGTGTTGCATATGCATTAACCGGTGATGCATCTAAATTGCAGGCGTTTTGGTGCTTACGTGGGCAAAAGGCGTCTAATGGCAAGTCTGTGATTTTTGAGGCGTTACAAGCAATCATTCCTAATTATGTTATCAAGTTGGAAAGTAACCTGTTTGAAACGACATATGGCAGCCGTCATAAAGAAATATCGAGTTGGAAGTGTTTCCGCATTGCGTGGGTCAATGAACTCAAAAAGAGTAAGCAGGACGCTGACATTATAAAGAATATGGCTGATGGTACGACCGAGCGTTACAAGGTTAATTATGGTGGAATGGATACGATGGCTATTAACCTCAAACTGTTTATTGTGTCGAATAACACGCTGAACATAAATGCTGACAATGGCATTGCACGCCGATTGAAGATGATGCAATTGGACAGCGAGTTCAGTGATAAAAATGTGGAAGATGATTATGAGAATTGTAAATTCAAGATGGACGTGTCATTCAAGGAACTCTTACAGAACAAGTACAAGTTTGCTATGATGGACTTATTATATCCATACTGCAAGATGTTTGTAGATGATGGTTACAAGTTAAAGCCTTATCCGGCTGATTGGGCGGGTGATACCGAAGAAGTTGTTGCGGACAATAATAAGATGCGTGACAATATACTACAAGTGTTTGAGTTTGGTCCTGATGCAAAAATAAACAAGAAGGAAATGGATTATCAGCTGTCGGTTTTAAATATCAGTATGACGGTGTTTAAAGATATAATTGCGTGTTTGTCTTTGAAAGTTACATATGATAGTCAAAAAAGGCACAAGAACTGTAAAGGTGTTTATTCGGGTGTTAAATTGATAGAAAAAGAGGTGGAAAAGGAGGAGGAAGAAGAGGAAAGCCTACCAGAAGCCTAAAAAGCCTAAAAAGCCTACGAAGCCTAAATTTATATAACCTCTTATAGAAAATCAAAAAACCTTATACAGGTTTATAAAACATAGGCTTTTTAGGCTTTTGAAGGCTTTTAGGCTTTTCATCAAAAACGTAACATTGTAGTAATATTACTAATATGTTACTTTTATTAAGAAGGAAATGGAGGATAAAATGTAGGAATTCTATATATATGCCGCTGTACTTTTTTGAATTTGGCGGCGAAAGTTGGACGAGAATGTTCTATACTGATGGGGAGGCGGTGACGTACGGTGAGTCGATAACGGAGTACATGGAGCATTTAGGACCCATATGCATAATGAGGCAGGAACCATACGAGGACGATTTAGCACACGGTTATTATTGGAGGATTATATCACAATAAAAATATTAGCGTATATATAATGACGAATCGTTGGATAGAACACGTTAAGGCATTTGCAGCCAAGAAAGGAATGGGATATGCCTGTGCATTGAGTGACCCAGATTTAAAGAAAGGATATGTTCCCGCAGGAGATAAGAAGCGGAAGCCCGAAAAGTTGGAACAGGCGATGCCATCTACCGAGCCAAAAGAGAAAGGTATTGTAATTAAGCCGAGACCGGTAGCCGAGCCAGTAAAGAAGACTAATGAATACAATGATGAAGATTATAATTTGAAATTATACGAAACAAAAAAGAAGACCTTTACACAAGCGAATTTTAATACAATTAAAAAGCGATTAGATGCTTATAGAAGTGCTGAAATACCAACAAAACAATTGGAAGAATTGATGAATAGATTGATGGCATTGTCAATAATACACAAAAAAGGACGCTGATAGTTACATTGGTATAGTACGAATTCCAGAACAAATGCCGTGATATTGATAGGAAATATTTTGCATAACCCGTAGAAAATTGAAAAGACATTCTCCAATTTAGAATTAACAAAACATTTAGCAAAACTATATAAAACAATTTCTCTATACTCATATATAAGATGACGAACACTAATGAATACAATGATGAAGATTATAATTTGAAATTATACGAAACAAAAAAGAAGACCTTTACACAAGAGAATTTTAATACAATTAAAAAGCGATTAGATGCTTATAGATGTGTTGAAATACCAACAAAACAATTGGAAGAATTGATGAATCGATTGATGGCATTGTCAATGAGTACATCATCTAAAACACAAAACGAGATTATCAATGAGGCAAGAAAGAAGACTTATGTGCAGTGGTTAAAAAAACAAGATAACCCATTAGAATTAAAGGAGGGAACAGATAAGTTATTAAAAGGTATGGGAGTGCATTTATGGAGTGATAACTATGATATTTATGCCGAAAGAAGAATTATGAAGGTTACACCAAATTTTGTATGGTTTGCGGAATTAATAGATAATTATGGAGTTGGCGAAGTTATTAAGGTAAAACGTGATAGCATTTATGGTTACGCAATGACTGAATTGTTTGATTATAATGATAGAGGTTATTATGATATGGACGAAAAATAAAATATCCATATATAAAAATGCAAAAAGAAAAATATTTAAGGTTAAGTCGCACCTTTTTTTCGCAAAGCATGCCTGATGATTTCAAGCGTGTATTTATGTTAGTTGTACAGAACACGCACTACTTACCGGACAAACAGAAGGAGTTTTTATGTGACCATATCCATCACTACGAGACCATCGGCGATTTGGCACGTAACGAACTGTTGGACGTATTGGACGGATTCCAACTGTTTGTTCTTACGCCGCCTGAAAATAATATCTCCGCATAAGATAAAAGGAATGCCAACCATCTACCGATTATTTAGCAAAAGTTGTGACTCATTCTACGTGGGCAGTACAACGAAGACATTACAGCAACGATTAAGGAAACACAAGAACAAGTCATTTGAAGCACCCAACCGCAAGGTATATAAATGCATATTGGAGAGCGGCGGATTCAAGGAATGGGAAATAGAAGCGTTGGAAGTCATTGAGACGGAAGATGCTATTGAACGTAGGACCCGAGAACAGTTTTATATAGACAAGCTGAAACCGGACCTGAACAGTTGTTTAGCCATTTATATTGGATAAAATGGGCGTGAATAATATCTTTGTACATTATATAGATGGACACAGATAGCGAAGAACAGACGTTGTTTGAAATCACCGAAGGAGCAGGAGCCAGTGCAATTGAGAAGCCAAAGCGACAGGTTACACAGCGGCAGTTAGATGCATTAGCCAAAGCCCGAGAAGTACGTGCAGCAGTTAGGCAGCGAGAGCAGCAGGAAGAAGCAGAGCAGGAAATGCCCAAGCCCAAGAAACAAATAATTGTCCCGGAAGTACCGAAGCCCAAGAAGAAGAAGAAGCCCACAGTAATCCAGTTCCAAGATGAGAGCGACAGCGACGAAGATGACGCACCGGTTATAATCATTAAGAACAAGAAGCGTGCGCCGGCACCCGCACCAGAACCCGAGCCAGAGCCAGCGCCCGCACCCGCACCGGTAGAAGTCAAACAGCCCCGACAATTTATTCGCAAGGCATATTAAAATATAACTATATGTAAATGAGTAATCCATTCACACATAGTTCAGCAAAGATATTCCTTTCAACACAAGGACAGAATTTAGTATCAAATTCAGCGACATTAAACACTGACATCAACTTTTACTTCCAGCCGCTTCTATTAAGCAATGCAGATTCGTCTCACTTTGTGATTGGTTTGGAGCAGGCAAGTATTCCGGTTTCTATCAATATGGTAAATAGCAAGAACAACAGCGTTACGATAAACGGGAATACTTTTACATTACCGGCAGGCAATTACATTGTAAGTCAAGTGATAACATTGTTAAATGCATATTTTAATACATTCAGTGTTTCATTCACGTACAACTCAAATACCAACCTGATAACCATCACAGCGACTGCGGGTTCTTTTACAATAGACTCGACCACAATGCAAAAGAATCTCGGTTTTGTGGCGGGTTCATACACGAGCCCGGCGACGATGACGAAAGTGGTAAATCTCACAAGCACATTAGGTATAGTTATTCAGTTGGATAACGTGCAAACGCCGAACAGAGATAACTCGGGTAGTAACGGCGCCACACTCGCCCGCATACCAATCACGTGCGTGCCAACAAAGATTTTGCAATACTTCAACGCCACGCCGTTTTTTAGTCAAATCAGTAACCGTGATTTAACGTATTTAAGAGTTCGATTATTGAACGATGATTACACTCCGTTGGAATTGGTTGGGAACCCGGATTGGTTTATTGTCGTGCGAGTAGATTTTAGCGAGAAGAATATGCCAGACGAGCAACCCAGTTTGATTACACAGCAGCGTAGAGAAACTGAAAAGGCGTTGTTTGAATTAGCTGCTAAATAAATTATAATATAAGCAATAGTATATAATGGGTATTAAATCCTTTTTCAAAAATTTAGGACGTAGCATAACCAAAGGTTGGAGTTCGTTTGTAGGCAGTGCAGGCAACGCACTCGGTACTGCGGGCACGTTCTTACAGCGCAAGGCGATTCCTGCCATAGCAAGCGGAGCAGACAAAGCGGCAGGACTTTTAGGGAAGGCGACACCGCTATTAGAAGCGGCGGGACCGGAGGCAGCCGCAGCGGGAGCAGAGGCAGGACAGGTTTTAGGTAAGGTAGGCGATGTTGCAGGTAAGTTCGCCAAGTTCATCGGTAGTGATGCACCGGCGGGCAGAATGGCTACGCCTGCCGAAGTGCAGCAGTTCCGTTCTCAAATACCACAAGGCAAATCATTCTTTGGTATTAAGCCGTTACCGCCACCACCCGCAGCGGCGCCCGCAGCGGCACCATTCGCCAAAGTGGCGGCAGCCATTAAGCCAATGATTGGTAGCAATCCTGCATCATACTCGCCGTCGGGTATTGAGGCGGAACCTGCAAATCAGCCAAAATTAGCGGTTGTTTCCGGCGGACCGGGAGGAATAGCAACAATGAAAGGTTAGTTTAGTAATAATATATTATGTTACGTTATAGTATATTAGATGAGAACGATAGCGAAGTATCAGGCTACATTCCAAGGTAGCACACCCGCAGCACAGTTTCACTTTCAATTCCAACGCATTTATAAGCAGGCACCGCACCATAAGTTTCTTATACGCTGCACAAACATCAGCGATTACCGTGCAGGCAGTTTAGCAGTTAATCCGCATAACTACTTCGTACAGGGCTTTTTAGGCGATGGACATTGCACCTATTCAGGCACAGTAGATGAAAACATTTTAAGCAATGATTTTTTTATTGGGACCACAAGCACAAACGGAGCCGAGGCGACGACACCAACAAATGTAGGCACTGCAATGAACTATCAAGCGAGTGACATAATTGTGGAAGAACTACCATTAAATCCGTGGAAGTTGGTATATAGGCATACCGCATCTACGGCATTAGCCGCCGGACTGGTAGAAGTTTTAGTGAGTTTTGAGATTACCGAATTTGACCCATCAAAGAGAGATTAAGCAAAAAAAGTCTATAAGTATTTTATAATAGTTATGGAACCGACCGATGAACGTTTAGCAATTTTAGAAAAGCGGGTAGCAGATTTAGAAAACTTAATAAACTTACTCATGAAGTTAAAAGAGTACAAGGTAGATTTAAGCAAATTTAGTTGTGAGCCGATTAAATTAGGCGGAGCACGTTAAAGTTCTTTTCTTTTGATAGTATATAAATGGCAAGCCCTATCCCTGTCATCTCCCGAGAGCTGGACCTCACCGAGTACAAAGGCATTCAGCCTGGCAAATCCCGTCGTATTAGCGTGTTCCCCGATAACGCTACATCTTACAACTCTTCGTCTTCCACCGCAGACGTCTTCTTTTCTATCCCCGCCGTCCGTAACGGCTTCTGTATAACATCAGCGTCGCAGATTGTGTTCGACATCACTGCCAACGCCACCTTCGTAAGTGACCCGATTCTTTCGCTTTCCAACGGAAACGGCAGTTCCGTTATTCAGGCTTTGGAGACAATCGTGCAAAACTCATCAGTTTCTAATTTGCTAAATTATAACGTCTATGCGAATCTTTTAGCCGATTTGCAGCCTTTGGGACGTTCCGCCACTGCCGGCAGCATTCTCAACGGAGCTGCTGCCACTGTCAAGGCAGGCGTCAAGCTTAACAGCGCTACATCTGGCGCTGACGGAACAACTATTCGTTGTGCGATTCCGCTGCATTGCCCTGTGCTGGGTATGGGCGCAGAGCAGTTCGCCCCACTCGTTGATGGTATTAGACTACGTATGACTATGGCTTCCACTGCTACTGCGCTTACCTATGGTATTGCTACGCTACCTACTGCTGCGCAGTACAAGATTTCCAACTTCGCCATTCAGTTGGAAGTGATGGACGTCGATGCTGGCACAATGGGCGCTTTGATTGCGCAGTCCGGCGGCGTACTTAAACAGCACTGCACTGCCGTCAATAACTACCAATCGACGATTCAGGCTGCTGCCGCTAACAGCGTTCTCATTCCTGCCCGCTTCTCATCTGTTAAGGCGTTAATGACCTGTTTCCGTTTGTCTGCGAATCTCGCAGCGCCCGAGACCGAGAACGTGGTAGGCGACCGTGTGCTTCCTCAAATTCAAACGTATCAGTGGAACGTTGATGGACAGAATATTCCTTCTGTTCCTGTGCGTGTGGCGGCATCTAATACTGTCGTATATCCTGGCGAAGTGTTGAGCGAAGTTATGAAGAAGAAGAAGGCACGAAAGCCCAAAGGACCCAGAAAGCCCGCAGGCAGACCGTTTGGAGCGGTATATAAGACCGGGTTAAACCGTGATATACCAATGGGCGGAGCCGGAGGCAGCCAG